CCTATTCGATACAGAATTCTCTAGGAAGAATGATATTCACAGCTTCACATTTGGAGTAGAGGATATCGTTAGAAGTCCTATACTGAAACACATCACCCAAATATTGGGAGTTTAGAACTTATGACCTCGCACCCCATCATCCCATGAGGTTCCATCGAAAAAGCTTAAACGATTAGTTTTTTCATTTTCGATAGGAACTGGGTTTGGTGATTTATCTTTAACAACCTCTGTAGTTTCTTCAATAGGTTGGATCTTTTCAACTACGTGGTCCTGTGCAGTGTAATCTTCTACTGCCGAATCTCTGGGGACTGGTGTATTCTCTACGCCATTGACGTATAATGTGAAGTTCTCATCGTTAGTTGTCGTTATATCTACTCTCATATGTATTATATTTACATAAGAGTTATAAATGTCAACTATTATCGAGTAGACCCAGCTTTAAAGTCTTCTTTACCTTGATATTCGCGTCTATCACCACCTCCAATATTGCTATTGAAAATAAGTCCTCTAGTGTCAACCATGACCCAATGTTGCTCCCCTTGACGATCTTGGACTTTTACTCTAAAGAGTTTAGTTCCATTCTCAGGATTTAATCCACCAAGATATACACCAGAGTTTGGCAACATGGATAAATTATGTTTTTCCAGTCCCATTTTAATATTCAACATTGTGGTCTTATCGACCTTGACAGTTTCATCTTTACTATTGATCCTCTGTTGTTGAACTTCAGAGGTCGTTAAAGGTCTATCAACCTTGGAATCTGGAACGCCAGCTTTACCCTGTTTATAATCATTTCTAACACCAGTGATAGTATTCTGAAGTTGGTCTAAGGGATCTGTAATTTCTGGTGCAACTTTCCTAGCCAATCCAGCCCCTGCGCGAACAACACCCTTAAATCTATCCCAAAAACCTTCTTCTAGCAACTCCCTTTGCGTAAACTTTCTCATACATCAACCTCCATATTTTTATTCGCAACATCCACTAACGATACATCGATCAATGCATCCAATTCATTTTGAATGAAATTCTTACCGATTAAAACTTTATGGGTATTTCCAGATCTATCACCAATAGAAAATGGGATATCTCTAAATACCTTACCACCAACCTTAACATTGAGAATAACAACTGGTCGATCTTCACTATTTCCAGCTCCTACATTGATTGTGATATGATCCGAGATAGGTTTTTCTAAGACTACACCCTTTTCAGTTGTGAATCTAACCATCTCCCCATCTTGGGTGATATCTTCACCATGTAGCACATTATATGCTCCATTACCAGTATCTAATTTGGCACTAATTTGCCCAATACCATCAATATAGATGGTTTCCTCCAACCCAAGAATAGATTTTTCTACGAAATATTGTGTGAAAGCTATCATTCATTTATAGATCAATGTTATCGGACTGTTCGAATCCATCATTTGCAAAATCTGCTTCATCGTCCAGTTGATCCCAAACATCTGCGACATATACGGCAGCTTTAACGAGTTTAGCTTGCATCCAAGGTTCTAATTTATTAGACGCGCAATAATCGAGAAGTTTCTTAGTGTTACGATCAAGCTTTTTAATATCTGTCATTACAAGATCAGACATCTCACTTTCATCGTCACCATCTTCGAGAACCTCATCAAACCCATCTTCTTCAACCTCAATAGGTCCTTCAGGTTCGAATTCTAATACAACTTCTTGATCCTCATCATCAAAAGTAGGATTTAACGGATTATCATATTTATCGTCGGAATATCTCTCCCAAATCAATTGGTTGTCTTTAAACTTCATATCATTATTTATCAAATGATATGATCTTTTACTTAGTCAATATTCTGTAACTCCTGTTTTAGAGATCCTTCACCAGATGATGCAGCTATAATACTTAAAACTGTTGGAAGAATTTCCTCTCTAGCGTTCGTGAATCGTTTCATCTTCATAACACTTTGAAGATTTGTCAATGTCGAAGCTTCTTCTGGACTTGGCTTATATAATGATGCGTCAATTAAATCTGAAATATACTGTTCTTCTCCTTCAGAAGTCATAGGCATAGTTTCCTCTGGAGCCGGATCAACGACATCTTGAACGTCTTGGGGTTGTCCACCCATAGCAGGATCTTGGGGAACCTCTTCTTGGGGAACTTCACCCTGTTCGAATAAAGTTTTAGTGTAGTGATCGAATAGTTGTAATGTTTTATTCATATTAGTATGTTGATTGTTGAGCAGATCTCTTAACAGCATCAAGACCCTTCTTGATTCTTTCGGTTCCTTTACTGTAGGCATCTACAGCTTGACCAGCTACTCGTTGTCTTTGTTTTACAGCCCTTTTAGCTTTTTGTGCTTTTCCACCTAATGTCGCTATTCCCTTTAACCCTGTTGCTGCGGTATTACCCAACTTCTCAACTTCCTTATCGACTTCATAGGTTCCAGTCCCTGCATCGATACCTTCAGCCTCTTCCTCCTCCTCTAAAACTGTGATTGATATGATCATATCTCCAATATCGATCTTGATCGTGTCTGTATGTTGAATCGGATACACATCACAACCTTTACTCTTTAGATAATCTACCAAAGCCCATTTTGGATCTTCAGTATTCTCTGGATCATATTGTTCAATCAGATTTAGAAACTCGCTCATAGCATTATTTATCAGATTGATCCTTTACTTCGAAAAACCCATCTAGAATATCTGCATTCATGGGCTGAACGTTAACAATATCACTCATGATAAGTTCTGGGGTTATTGCGTTGACTACAATTGGAAAAATCCACGCATCTGGATTTTCTCCATTTTTAATCTTTTTCAGTCTAACTCTTCTAGCCCTTCGTTGTCTAGCCTCATTCTTAGCACTTTGTCTTTTCGTTAGAGGTCGCCAATGATCCCAAAGAATAGAACCATCCTTACACGTAGTCCCCCAACCTTTCAGGTAGTCATGAATCCTACCATCCTTATGAATCGATGATATACCTGTGATTCCTGATTTATCTCTCCAACGTCTAGTCTTCTTTATATTTGACATAATCTTGTATTTGATTTCTATGAACTGTTATCATGGTAGGTTCTCTACCATCTATAGAAATATCCACCACGCAATTCGGACCTATTTTTTTAACTGTCGCCTTAACTACAACTTCTTGATCAATGTTAAGATTGTATCTCGACCACCTTTCTTGTTTTTCTACTTCTGTTTCCATAATATTATCCACAAACGATCATCTTATTTGATAGTTCTTGAAAATAGGTATCTGATAATTCAGTAAACCCATCTTTCACAAGATATCGTTTGATATGTTTAAATGTTTTAGGTTTTGTTTCTGAGTTTGCATATACTTCAAATTGATCTTTGATAGTGTATCCTCCTTCTAATAATCTTTCAAACTCCGAAAACTCTGTAATGCTCTCCCAAATCTTAAATCCAAATATTTTCTTGATCTTTGTGATTAGAGCATTTCTAAAAGCATCCTTTGTCAATTGATTACTGAAGAATATAGTGTTATTACATTTACCCTGCTTAATAAATTCACATATACCACTCAAGAAGAAGTGTGTGTAAAGTGTTTTATCATCTTTCTTAGAGAAGTCGAATGTCAATGGTAGTCCTGCATTGATTAGATACTCACTGACTTGTTGATTTGTCTGAATGAATATTCTATCAATATCTATTAGATTATGATTGTGCATGATTTAAATCATTTAAATAAAATACCTGACCAACTGGACCATCCATAGGTAAAACTTTAATCTCATTTGAGGGTCTTAGTAATCGGTGAATGGGACTTAAGTATTTTTGCTTTACGAATATCCTATGTAGCCATAAATGATCTCCATATAGTTGTCTATCAACCTTTCTACGTATTTGTCTGTGATGGTGGGGACTCATAAATTGAGGTTCTCACGTTTTCTCTCAATGTCAATGTAATTTTTTGGGGCTTTGTTCAATCTGATATTCAGTATGCCGTTGTAGGAGTTCTCATCCATCAAAGCGTTGAATTCTATTTGCCACATCAATTCTGAATAACTCATATGCCATTTAGATGTACACATTTCTATCACATGTCTTTCAAACTTATCCTTTCCTAGTTCTTCAATGTCTGCTAATAGTGCTGACGATGATCCATAGTATTTTTCAACATCATTATCTTTCCAAACTATTTTATCTCTTTTTCTAGTTTTGTTAGCTTTTAATCTTGTTTTCTTAAGTAGTTGTTTCTTTCCAATGTAGTATTTATTATTGGTTGTATTTTTTACATAGTAGATAAATCCTATATAATCTTCAGGGTTTTCTGGAAAATTGATCCAAGTTGTCATATTTTTATTTAATTTTTTCTCTGAAAAATCAAATTTTGAGCGAAAATCCCTTATTATTCCTTATTATTGAAACTATTTTCGTAAATTACCTTGACTTTTAGGATTTGTGATTATAATTAAGGGTAAGTGGGTGGGTATTAATAAGATAACTATATAATTATTGATATTAAGTACAAGTGATTATGATTAATGTACAATAATTTAACCAAATGCGTGAGTTTATTGTGTTTGGTTTATGTGGTTTTGAGATAAAGTATAAGTAATTATAATTAATAATAATAACTAAAACGTAACGTTATAATTAGTACAAGTAACAATAACAAATTAACTTTACCATTGATTTAACTATTGTTATAACTAATAGTACTAGCTCTTACGCGGGGACGCAGATTTCGTGCCAACTTTGCACTTACATTTTCCCTTACATTTACACTTCTTTGCTTTACCCTTACGAGTCTGAACATCACCTAATACTTTAGGAATTCTTGTATCACCCGGAGCATAATTGTCACCATTTACAAGTTCTCCCCCTGAAGTTGGACTTCCCCCCATAACACTATCGACATCCATCTCAACTAATACACTCTCTGAATATATATTTGAAAGTATTTCTCGATCTTTACTTGACAATCTCATATTCTTATTTATACTATCATGATGGATGATAGGGAAAGGTATGATAAACTCTACGCAGAGTTCGCAAAGATTGATGATATCAACCTATTGGAGAAACTTAAACAAGTCCCAGCACAGAAACATTTTTGGTCTGCTAGATTACTTGAAACTAAAAAGGAGTTGAGTAAACTTGAAAAGGCTAAGTTTAAAATTAAGAGTGCCTTAGTTCGAGAAAAGGTAATGGATTCTCCTGTCACAGTCTCAATCACCAAAGCACTTTTAGATAAAGTTGAGAATGATCCTAGACTTGAGGATATCAACGATAAAATTGCAGATATCAAACTGACAGTTGAATTACTGACGAATGCATATTCAAATATATCATTCATCTCCCAAGACTTCAAGAATATTCTTGAAGCGATCAGAATGCAGAACGAATGATAACTATCGACTACGACACCTCATATAGAAAAGGTAGATTAATCGCAGACGATGACATCTTATCGATGATTCGTAATCATTTTTCTGTAGCTAAAGCTGGTATATTCTTTGCTAAAAAGAGAAATAAAAACATCCCAACTAGAGATTATGCAATTCAAGCAAGTGGGATGTTTGATTTTGGAATGTATAATGAGATTAGGAAATATCTCATCGATTCGCAAATCACGGAAATCACGTATTCAGAAGCATTTGCGAATCGATTAAAAGTTGGATTTGACGCTGTAGAGCTTTCTACGGACTTGATGTATGAATTGAGGGACTATCAAGCAGAATCATTGGAGAAGGCGTTTAAGAGGGGTCAGGGGACGATTGTAGTGGCAACTGGGGGTGGTAAGTCTTTGATTCAAGCTAATTTACTTGAAACTTACAAGAAGCTGGTTAAATCAGATTTTAAATGTATCTTAATTGTTCCCGGTTTATCATTAGTATCACAATTAGTGAAAGATTTTGAAGAGTATGGATGTTCATTCACATATTCTGGATGGGTTGGGGGTTCCGAACCTGAAGATGTTCAAGTTATAATTGTCAATTCTGAAAACTTTTGTTCTCAATTTGGGAACTATAAGAATCTTTCAGAAGTAGACCTTGTTCTGGTTGATGAGTGTCATAAAATTAAACATGGAAACAAACTCACCAAACTGATCCACAAGATCAAGACACCGAATAAATTTGGATTTACTGGAACCTTACCGAAGACTGACATTGATATATGGAAAGTTATCGGAACATTTGGCCCAGTCATATACGAGAAGAAGTCTAAAGATCTCAGAGATGCTGGATATCTAACGAATGTAGTGATCAAATGTATTAAATTAGTTCACCCCAATGTTGGTAAAATGGACTATCAGAATGAGTTGAAATATTTACATAATTCAGAACCTAGATCTTCGGTAATATCTAAGATTGTTCAAAAACTTGACAATAACGTTCTAATTCTCGTCAATAGAATTGAACATGGTCAATATCTGGAGGGTTGGCTCGCCACTGAAGGTAAGGTCGTATGTTTCATATCAGGTGAGATGCCTGTTGATGAGAGAACAGCGATCATCGCTAGAATGGAGACTGAAACTAATTTAGTCGTGATCGCAATGTCATCTATATTCTCCACAGGGATTAACGTTAAAAATCTTCCATATATCATGTTCGTCGATGGGGGTAAAAGCTTCATCCGAACAATTCAGTCAATTGGGCGTGGATTAAGATTGCATAAGTTTAAGAAAATGTTGGTAATATTCGATGTATATGATACACTTAAGTACTCAGCCGAACATTCGGAGAGAAGACAAGAATTTTACGACGATGAGGATATTAAATACACCGAAATCGAAATCACAATATAATGATCGAAGAAATACCAAAAATTTTACTACCGAAGGTTCGCAGAGAGTTTCCCGAACTTATAGCAATAGAAATACCTGCACCTGTCTACACTAAACCTATTGACTATTCTAAGGTCGATCCTCGTTCAGTTATAGATAAATGGACTGGTGTATTAAGTTTAAGTGCCAACACTGGCGGGAAGGCTATGTTAATTGAGGCCGCGACAACGTGGGAGAATGAATCAAAATGAGTACAGCAAAAGAAATCAAAGAAAAGTATTACGTTAATTCGAAGTTATTTCGAGAACAGTTGACCGCATATTACGCAGATGATATAATGACAGACATTTTAGCAATTAATGTTGTTAAGATTGCGGAGGGGTTGAGTTATAATTGGCGTTTCCTCAACTATACCAAATCTTGGAAAGAAGATATGGTCGGAGACGCAACAATTAAAATGTATTCGGCATTAGAGTCTAAGAAATTTAGATTAGAATCAGAATATAATCCATTCTCCTACTTCAATCAGATTGCATGGAATGCATTCTCAAACAGGATTAAAAAGGAAAAGAAACAACATGAAGGATTGGAAAACTATAAACAGATGATGTATGAGGAGGGTATGAATGATACAACTCAAGGGGCTGTATATGTTAAGCCTATTCTAGAATCTGATGCAGAGGATGGGGAATAAAAATATAATAGATGATAACTAAACCTAAAGCAGCACTATTCTCTGATTTACATTTGGGGATTTATGGAAACTCTGAAAAGTGGCATGAGATAGCATTAGAATGGGCAGATTGGATCGTTAAGGATTTGACAGCTAAAAAGATTAAGGATGTTTTCTTCCTTGGTGATTTCTTCCATAATAGATCTGAGATCTCAGTTCAAACTATGTCAGTGGCTACACAGATCCTCGACAAGTTCTCAATTTTCAACATTGTAATGATTGTGGGAAATCACGATGCATATTACAAGAATAGATCCGACATTCACAGCCTTGGGTTGATGCAGGGCCATGAGAATATTACAATTGTATCGGAAAACCTTGAAGTAGATGCATTCGACAAGAAGCTTTTATTCGTTCCTTGGAATAATGAACTACCAGAAGGTAAATTTGATTACATATTCGGACATTTTGAAATCCAAAACTTCAAAATGAATAATTATAAGGTCTGCGATCATGGCTTAACTGCTATGGAATTTCTGACTTCCAGAACCGACACTGTATTCTCCGGTCATTTCCACCATCGCAACACCAAGAAGTATAAAGAAGGATCTATCAATTACATTGGAAATACCTTCCCAATGGACTTCGCAGATGTTGACAATATCAAAGGATACTATATCCTAGATCTAGAAGATGGAGATTTGGAATTCGTGGAGAATACAGTCTCTCCAAAATTCAAGAAGATTACAGCATCTAAAATTAAAACATATACAGAGGACGACTTTGATAACAATATCATTAAACTCATAGTAGACATTGAAATGACCGATAAGCAGGTTGAGAAGTTTCAAACATATATCACTAAGTTTAAACCTTGGCAATTCAACACTGAATTCAATACGGTGTCGAAACTGACAGATGATGTCGAGGAAATAGACTCAATTGATGTGTTGGAACAGTTTGATGAGTATATTGAACAGTTGAAATTTGATGAGGATAAGCAGAAAAGAATTGACCTTAAAATAAAGGAATTATATGCAAGAAATAATTGAAGGACAGAGTTGGTGGATGAATGGTAAGGATGATTCATGGGGTTCAATCAACATCATCCAAAAACTTAACGATGGTAGGTATTATATTGGAAAGTATAATGATCGCTATACGAGACTCATTTTTGAAAAGGATTGGATACTCGATGGTTATACATTACATAGCACATTGTATACTATAGAAAGACCTAAATTTCCGATCATGTCTCTTATACATGAGACGGATCTTCGTGATAGATGCAAGAAGTGTGATAGTAGCTTGAAGAGAAAATGGTGGTTTAAAGTATTGGGTTGTGTTCACCCAGAATGTGAAGATTATTATGAGAAAAATAACGTATAAAAAGCTTACAACACAGAATTTTTTAAGTATCGGTAACGATAAGGTTGAAATTGATTTCCAGAATGGTCTTAATTTGATTACTGGTAATAATATCGACAATCCTGAACGTCGAAATGGCACGGGAAAGTCTGCTATCATTGAATCATACTTCTATGCACTCTATGGGACTACCATTAGAGAGATTAAAAAGGAATTTGTTATC